ACTTTTACTATATTTACAATTCGAACATACATCATATACATTAACAAATGTTTTGTCGGGCGCCACACGAATGCCACGACCGATACTCTGAATAACCCTAACAAAGCTCTTACCTGCCTCGAATAGTATAAGGTTAAAAATACGAACGATGTTAATGCCAGTTGATGCTACACCATATGTAGCAATAATAACTTTTCCATCAACTTCTTGTACTTCAGCATACTCTGCTTTTCTATCCTTTGACTTCATCTTGCCAGATACAAATATAGAGTCGGGTATCATTGATTGTAACATCTCGCCAGTCTCTACGCGATCAACCAAAATAAGGGTGTTTCCGTTAGCGGATATCTTTATAGCTTCTTCCGCTAGATACTTTAATCTTTTCTCGTTGGTTGTCAGCCACTTTAACTCTGTCTGGTAATTACCGCTTGCTGCTTTACCGATATCTTGTAATTGCCATACATTAACAAGCAACTTGGCCAGGATGCCTTTCTCTTGTAGTTCTTTAGTATTAATTTGCCCGAGCATTGGGCCAATGCATGCTCGTACACCGACCTTATCTGCTTCCTCTTCGGGCATGGTCCCGGTTAATCCCCACCTAATTGGTGCGTTTGCTAAATAAGTCGACAATAACTTTCTCAATACATCTGCTTTGGCTTTGTGAACTTCGTCCACTATAACGCAAACTACTCCGTCGAAGAAATCGTTTATATCTACCTCTAAATCTGTTTCTTTCGAGCGCTTGTTTAGGCTTTCTAGACTTTGCCATGTACATATAGTATGGGTCTTACCATACTCCTTTCTATCACCGAAGAACACGCCAACATCTAATCCAAGGTTAATGTAGTCTTCTTCGGTCTGGGTAACTAAGTCCTTAGTTGGCACAATCACTATGCTGCGACCATAAGGCTGTACCTTGTGGCTTAAAATCGCCGTAATTAGGGTCTTTCCCGAGCCCGTTGGTGCAATGTTAATACCAGTAATGTTCTCTAAGTAAGAGTTAATAACACCTAACTGGTGATCCTTAATCTTAATAGGCTGTCCTGCAATAGGATGACCTTTGGGCCACATAATGTGACTATAGCTGTCTTCGTCTACTAAATCAAATGCAAACTCTTCAGTATTTTTACGGTGATCTTCGATTTCGATTTCGTAGCCATGTTGTTGTACAATAGGTAAAAGAATGTCGAGTAGATTGAGGTACGATCTTCCACCTATGTCTGCAAAACTCATCTTTCCAGACCAGCGGCCCAACTTATATGCTGGCGTATGGATTGCATACGGTAACATAAATTCTAAAGATTCCACCATTTTGCGCCTGCACCCTGGATCTAAATCGTGGAAACGCACATTTACCTCATCGATAATTTCTAATCTTGTTTTCTTAATTGCCATGTTCTTAATGCTGCCTGTCTAATATTTTCACATTGTGCTGATGTTCGTGGTTTTGTTTTCTTTCCACTATTCCATGCCGGTTTGCCAGTGGGTCCTGTTTTTACGCCACTGTTCCATGATGGTTTACCAGTTTTTAGACCACTATTCCATGCAGGCTTACCTTTTTTAGATTTACCTATTGCTAACTTTTCTTCCTCTGTCCTTGACCTACCGAACATACCGTTCTTTTCGCCCTTACGAAGTTCAGAATTTTGCTTTTTCCATTCATCGGGTGCTTTCCACCCCGAAGCCCCTTCTCCACCATCCGTTCTATTTTCTAATATTCCGGTTCCTGTATCTTTCCTTCCCCACCATCTTATCATCCTACGTTCAATTGCAAATGCACCCAATTCTGTTAAATTAGTTTCTAATAAAATTATACAGTACAGTTCTTTTGGTCTCTTCGTGCCGTAATGCTTTTCCCATGCACGTCCATTAGAACCTTTACCTATATAATAAGGTGTTCCTGCTTTTGCTGTAGCAGAATCTCTATTACGGAGATAGGCATATACATAAAACATTATATTTTCGTGTAACTAGCTAAGTTTACCTCTATTATAAACCCCGTATCTGTATCGACAATAGCATAACTTCCGTTAATCTCGACAATTTTACCACGAGTACCAATGGCAACAACAGCATCTATATGCGGAGCATCATTGGCAATCTTTTCTACAATATCATTTACTTTCATTTTCTTCTCCATTAATTTAATGCAGCATCGTCTAAACCAGCGATACGCAATTTCGAAATATGACCAAGCATAAAATTTTTGGCTTCCATGCCCTTTGTTATACTAAGGAATTTATTTCTCAACAATGCCACTTCATTTATAAGCACTGTCGAATCCACAATACCAGCTACGCCGTCTACGTACTTCTCTGCGTCGCGAGAGCTTAACGTCTTATTGTATGCTTCTAAGAATTTCTTAAATTCTGC